AGTCGGCCACCAAGGTCGGACGGGATCGCGTCGCGCGTGCGGTACCGCAGCGCACCGGCGCACTGGGCGGACCGCTTGCGCAACGATACTGGGATCAGAGTGGACCGAAGCGCCCGCAAATGGGTTCGGTATCCGCCGGGTCCGGGGTCTCAGCGAAGGGGTTCCGGTACGGTTGGGCGCTCAACTACGGGCGTCAGATCATCCGGACGAAACCGCGCAGCGATGACGGGCCGAAACCGGCCAACACGGATCGTGGCTACCAGTATTCCGCGAAAGGGTCGGGCGTGTCATCGTCACGCGCCGGTCAACCGACGTACGGTTGGATGTCGAAGGCGGCCAAGTCAATGACCGCGGTCCTATCACGTGACTTGCGGCGGTCCGTCAAGGACATCGAGAACGAGTTCGGGCGACGCACCGCTGGAGCACGCGCGTGACCGTCCAGGCGGCGCTCACCCAACTCGGGACGGTGGCGCAGGCGGCCACGGTGGCGCTCGGTGTCCGGGCAAACCTGATCTTCGCTGCACCGCCAGACCAACTCGCGGCCTTGCCTGCCGTAGTCCATCACTGGTCATCGTCATCGTTCGATCAATACCCGTACGGTCAGGTGCCGACGGGCTTTCAATACGAACAGGCCACGATCCTCGTGACGTACCTGACCAACCTCCCGACAATCGCACGGGCGCACCCGGCGGTACTCGCATTCGTGGACGCCTACCGGTCGCTGATCGCATCGAACCAGAACCTCGGAAACGGCGTCAGGCAGGTACGATTGACGCGGGCATCGATCGGGATGCAAGACTACAACGGCAACGAATACGTCGGAGCCGAACTCACCCTTGAAATGGATCTGTACCACGCGACGACGTGGGTGGAGGCGTAAATGGCCGTGAAACTCTCACCGCCGCCGGATGCGGACGTCGTCCGTGTGTCGATTGGCGCACGGTCGTACGAGCCGAAGAGCGGTACGTGGACAATCGATGACGACGACGCCGACGACCTGCGTCGTGCCGGGTGGCGTGACGCGCCAGCCGGGGGATCACAGGCGTCATCAACCCCGGTCGTGACACCGACCCCGGAGGCTAGCGATGCCAATCCTTAGTACAACCAAAGTCCAACTCGGGAAGGAGTCGACGTGGAACACCTCGGTCGCAGCGACCAAGGTGATCCCGGTGACATCCGACCCGACGTTTGCCAACGAGTACAACGCGGTCCGCGACAGCGCCCGTCGCGGAATCGCTGCGATGGATTACAACCTGCTCCAGGGCGGTGGCATTGCCAACATCAGCCTTGAGGGTCCGCTGCTACCCGATATCGCCGGGAACCTGCTCGCCGGGATCATGGGCACGGTGTCCACCGGTAGCGCGGTCAGCGGTGTGTATCCGCACACGATCACTTTGGGATCGTCGGTCCCGTCGTTCACCGTCGAGGACGCAAACCCGATTGCGTACCGCGAATATTCCGGGGCGAAGATTTCCGAACTTCGGATATCGTTCGCGGCCCGTGACGGGCTGCTGGCGCACTCGACCTCGATGGTCGCAACCACCGGCGTGTCCGGCGGGTCCGCGACGACGGGACTGACCGCCGAAACCAACAAGCCATGGATCGGGATCGACACGAGCGTGTCAATCGGAGGCAGCGCGCAAAACCGCGTCACGTCGTTCGAACTGACGCTGGCGCGTGGTCAGGAGGCGGTGCACACGACCGGCAGCCGCGACCCGAGCCGCATTGACGAGCAGCCGCTTGAGGCGACGTTCTCGATCAGCCTCGACGCGGGCACGACATCGGTGGATGATCTCGCGAAGTATATGGGTACGTCAGGTGCGTTCAACGAAAGCGCACTTGTGCTCACGTGGACGTACGGGTCGACATCGACGTTGCGGTCGCTCGTGTTCACGGCCACCCAGGCATCCTTCGGGGATGGCCCGGCCACCCGCGATCTCGGGGGAGGCCAATACCTCATCACGTTGCAGGGGCGTTGCCTGTACAACTCGACCGACGGGCCGGGTCCTTGCAAGTTCGTATTGAACAACACGCAGACAGCATATTAGGGGTAATCAATCATGGGGTACGCGAAACCACTTCGCACAGTTCGGCTGACGCTCGATGCGGCCGGTGAACCCGGCCATTGGGTCGAGGTCGAGCACCCGGAGGCGATGCGGTGGACGACGAAGGCGCGGATGATGCGCGCGTCGTCCATCGAGGATGAATTCGGCCGGTCACTGGCGCAGGTTGCGTCGATGATCGTCGCATGGTCACTTACCGACGTCGACACCGGCGAGGAGTTGCCGGTGCCGGTGACGGCGGAGGCACTGGACCGCCTACCGGCGCACGTCGTCGAGGCGATCCTTACACAGGTCGGGGAACTGGTGACGGTCCCAAACGCGAGCGGGAGCAACTCTGGTTCTGGGTAGAGGGGAAAGCCGAGGGTCCGGCGTGGACGTCCGACGTGTTGCTGATGCGACGCTACGGGTGGACACCGGAACAACTCACGAGGCTTGAACCACTATGGCGGACACGGTTGCTCCTGGTCGAACACTACGAGGCGCAGGTCCGGGCGGAACGCGAGCGCAAGCAGCGGAACAGCCGTAAACGATAGGCACGATTGAAGTGGCAAACGTCGCGAACCTGCGCATCAACGCGGTGGTCGTCGATCAGGCGACCCCGGCGCTCAAGCGGATCAATCAGGCGCTCAATGGCCTGAACTCCGGGATGTCCGGGACGTCCGGTGGTGCACTCGGGGCGGCCCGTGCGCTCACCGGCGTGGGTGGCGGTGCCAACATGGCAGCCGTCGGACTCGGCGTCGCCGTGGCTGCTACGGCTGCATTCGTGGCTGGCACCTACCAACTCGTCAAGGCGTCCGTTTCGGCAGCCGCCGAGGTCGAGAGTTACCGCAACACGTTCATCAGGCTCACCGGTGACGCGACGAAGGCGGATGCCATCCTGAGCAAACTTCAGGATTTCGCGGACTGGTCACCGTTCGACGATCAGGCGGTGATGAAGAGCGCTCAGATGCTCTTGGGCGCGGGCGTGCAGGCCGAAGACCTGACGCGCGTGATGACGGGACTGAGTGACATCAGCGGTGATAGCGCCGAGACGTTCGGACGCGCCACGCTGGCGTTCAGCCAGATGCTCCTCAAAGGCAAGGTCTCGCAGGAAGAACTGAACCAATTCGCGGAAGCCGGGATACCCGCCCAGAAGATGCTGGCGGACGCCATGGGCGTCTCGACGAACGCGCTGGGCGAGATGGCGTCCAAGGGCCAACTGGTCTCCAAGAAGGTCTTGCCGCTGTTGATCGACCAGATCGACAAGCAGTTCGGGGGATCAACCGAACGCGCGTCGCAAAGCACGAAAGGTCTGGCGTCCACACTCGACGCGAAACTCAACCGCAGCCTCGTGGCAATCGGGAAGGCACTCGAACCGCTGACGAAGGCGTACTACAAGGATCTGATCCAACTGACCGACGACCTGAGCGCCGGGATCAGTGCGCTCACCTCGTCGCAGGAGTTCCAGGACTTCCTCGGAGCCGCCGGTGAGGCGTTCAAGGCGCTGCTCGAAGTCGTCCGGCCCGTCATGACGATTCTCTTGGACTTGGGTCGCGCCGTGCTGCCGTACCTGACCATAATCCTGAAGGTCATCGCCGTCGCGATGCGCCTGTTCGGGGCGGCGTTGCAGGCGGTGGCAAGGTTCCTCAAGCCGGTCTGGGATTACATCCGCGCGGTGGGGAACGTCCTGAAGGCGGGTCTGGACTGGGTGATCGCGTGGGGCGCGAAACTCGGGGACTGGCCGAAGGTGTTCGCCGAGGCGCGGGACTGGATCGTCGAGTTGCTCGGGTGGATCGCCAAACTCGTGACGAACCCCGTCGCGACGATCAAGGTCCTGTGGGACGTGGCGGTCCTGAAACTACCGACGTTCGCGGACGTGGTGATCAAGATCGCGTGGAACATCGCGGAACTGATCCTGCCTGCGTTCAAGCCAATTGAAATCCTTGTCAAGTTCCTCCTATCGGGGTTCGGGGATGCAGAGGACAAGGTCAGGACGCTTGACGGGCAGACCGCGACGGTCACCGTCAACGCGGACACGCAGGCGGCCATCGAGTCGATGGACACGCTTCGTGATCGTCTCGGATCATTGCGCGAGCCACCGACACCGTGGACGTTCGAGGTCCGCGCGATCATCAACGACGCGATGGACCGGCTCGATGCGCTCATCAATCGCATCACGGACGTCACCGCGCCGTCGTGGTCGTTCAGCGTCAGCGCCGTCACCGGCGAGGCGATGACGGCGATAGCAAACCTGCTATCGGGACTCTCGCTGATACCGTTGGCGATCACGATCGGGATCGGGTTGGACCTTGGCGATACCGAAAGCGGAATACGCTCCCTGGTCAACGCGCTGGCCGAAATACCGCGGATCATCACCACGGTGCACAACGTGCAACAGGGCACGACCATCGTGGCCGACAGCCTCGGGCCGAACGCGACCGGACTGAGCGTGCCACCAGTGGCGCAAGGCGCGGGGTCGGTGGTCACGAGCGGTGGACTGGCAGCGGCTGCGGCCGGACTGGCAGCGATTGGCGCTGGCATGGCGGTGATCGGGAGCGGACTTGGCGGCGGTGGCGGATGCTTCACGGCTGACACCCGGGTGTGGACGGCGAACGGACTGATTCGCATTTCGGAGATCGTCGTCGGCGACAGCGTCGAAGTGTACGACCCGGACACCGCTTCCGTCGTGATCGCGCCGGTGTGCGAGACACTGGTGCACCACGATCACCCGGTGTGGACGCTGCGCATCTATGGTGACGTGGTCAGCACGACGGCGGAGCATCCGTTCCTGACGACGGATGGGTGGAAGCGAGCCGACGAACTGGTACCCGGGTCCGTCGTGATCACCGCGGTGGGTCGCGAGATCGTCGAGGAGTCGTTCGCGTCCGGCGTCACCGCGACGGTCTACAACCTGCACGTGGATCATCCGGCGCACACGTACCTCGTCGGAACCGCGAGGTGGGTCGTCCACAACTACAAGAACACGGGCGCGTACGGCGCGAGCGGTGCCATCGTGACGCAACCCACGATGGCGCTGATCGGCGAGAAGGGTCCGGAGGCGCTCGTGCCGTTGGATCAGATGCCTGGCGCGTCACCGCTTGGATCGTTCGGGGGCGGGATCGACACCGTGATCATCAACGTGAGCGGATTCGCGGACGGGGCGAGTGCGGGACGCGCAGCCGCCGACGCGTTCCGTCGCCAACTCGGGCTGCAACGGCGCTTGCCGTTCGGGACCGCGTGACGTGGCACTCTCTGTCACCCTGACCATCGGCGGAACCGCGTACCAGGCGTACACGCGCATCGAGAGCATTTCGGTCCGTTCATCGCTGCGGGATCGCGCCGGGACCCTGTCGTTCGAGATCGTGGTCCCGTACTCCGGGGCCACGCCAGCCGTGACGGTGCCACGCGCTGGGCGCGAAGTCGTGCTGACCGTGGATGGCACGAAAGAGTTCGCAGGCGTGACACAGCGCGTCAGCGAGTCTTCCGCCGGGACGTCGTCGTACCTCTACACGGTCGATTGCAGCGACTACACGCGGTGGTTCGACCGGTACCTCGTGCAGGGCGTCAAGATCCCGACCGGGGACGATGAAACCACGACGGACCTTGCCGGGAACATCGTCAAGGCGATCATCACCAATACGTGCAACCAGGGCGCGATCACGTGGGGGCAGTCGCTCGTGGCTGACGGGCCGACGATCCCGCAACAGACCTACGATTTCGAGGCCCCGTCGAGCGCGATTGATAGGATTGCGAAAATCGTCGGGTACAAGTGGTACGTGGACTACGACAAGAATGTGGTGTTCCAACCGCTCACCGGGGCAGCGTCAGCCGCACCCGTGTCCGCGCTGACGTGGGAGACGCAAACGACGCTCGGCGATCTCGTGCTGGAGGAGGTCGGCGATCAGATTACGAATGTCTGCTTTATCAAGGACGCCAAGAGCGTGGCTACGCAGGATGATGGACAACCGGCACGCTTTCCCGAGCCGGTGGCGACAGCGGACGGCTACAAGTCATTCTTCCCGCTTGGCTACGAACCTGCCACGTACGACGGGGTGACGGTGACGGTGACGCCGACGAGCGGACCGGCCACGACGTACACGACCGCGAATGGCGGGTTGCTGCGCGAGAATATTGACGGCAAGCCTGGTGACGGTCAGACGCGGAACAAGGCGCTGCTCTGCCTGCCGAACTGGGGCGTACGGTTCGAGACGGTGCCACCCGCCGGGGCGCAGGTTGCCGTCTCATATCCTTACCTCGACATCGCGCCGAAAGTCAACCGCGTCGTCGACGGGGACAGCATCACCGAGGTGCTCACGCGCGAGGGTGCGTCGGTCTCCAACGGCGTCTACGAGGACGTGTTCAGTGCGGCGGAACTCGTCAATGCATCCCAGGACGCGATCAAGGCGCGGGCGCAACTGTACCTGTCGACACGCGGTCACAAATGGGTCGGGACGGCGCGTGTGCTCGGGTCGGGATGGCGAGACGGGCAGGTGTTCCGCCTGACGTCAGACCGGCGGTTCGGTGGCGCGTTTGCCTCGGGGATCGACCTGTACGTAACGGACGTTGCAAAGCGGTTTGCCACGCCGGACCAGTGGCAGGTCGAACTCACCTTGTCCAGTGATATATATGGAGAGTTGTGATGCCACCGGCTGAGGACATCACGCGCGTCATGGCGCGGATCATCGACGGGTTGCGACCGGCGTCGTCCGACGTCCGGGGACGACCGCTGCAACAGTTCATCGCGGGTGACCAGATCGTGTACCTTCGATCCGAGGCGGCCACCGTGACCGTCGAGGCATCAACCACGCCGACGTATGATGTGACGAAATATGGACGCGGTATATACCAATAGCATCGGCGTCCGCGGGGACGTCACGATCAGGATCGACGGCGAGGTCGTCGCCGAGGGGCGGAACCTCGTGGTGACCGCGGGGCTGAACCAACTCGCATCCGCGCTGATCGGTGCGGATACGTTCAGTGCTTCGACGTGGTACCTCGAACTCGGAACCGGGACCACCGCAGTCAATGCAGGCGACACCGCACTGGTGACGCCGGACACGGCGACGTGGCGGGCTGCGTCAGTGGCCGAAGTCAGTTCGGCGACCGCGACGCTGGAGGCGTTTTATCCGACGACGCTTGCGAACGGGTCATGGACTGAACTCGGGTTGTTCACGGGCGCGACCTCGACGGCGGGGTCCGGGACGCTGTTCGCACGCATCCTTGCCTCGTGGTCCAAGACGTCCAGCCAGACCGCGACGGTCTCGTGGACGGTTACACTCTCGACAACGTAGGAGCACACAATGGCCTGGGGCACGATCCGCACGGTGACGGGTGGCACCGACACCATCCTCGCGAGCGACCACAACACGATCAGGGGCAACATCCTCGTCATATCGCCGGACGGGATCGTGCACACGTTCGTCCAGCAGTCCTCGACGCCGAGCGCACCCGGTGCGGGCATTACCGCGATCTACGCGAAAACGGATGGGGCGCTCTATTACCGGTCCGGGGCATCAGGCACCGAGACGCCTGTCGGCGGTGGCGGGTATAGCCGACTATTCATGCTGATGGGAGGCTGACATGGCCGAATTACCGAAGCGCCTGGGCACGACCACGGCGACAAGCGCGACCAACGTGTGCGACAACGGCGCGACGGCGTCAACCTATACCGTCGTGTCGTCAATCGTGATCGCCAACACGTCCAGCACTGCGTATACGTACAACGTCTCAACGTCGGCGACGACGGGCACGCACGGGGCGTACATCGCGTCCGGGGCCACGATTGCGGGAAACGACAGCGTCATCCTCGTGGCGGGGGTCTGCCTCGATCCGACGAACCGGTACCTCGTGGCGCATGCCAGCAATGCAGCCGTGCATATCACGGCGTACGGGGTGACCGGGCCGTGAGTGTGGTGACGGCGAATACCGGCCTTTTGGGCGGAAAGTATCGGTCGTTGGCAAAGGCGCAAGCGTCCAGCACCAGTGCGGTGGCACTCACAACCACCGGCGCTCCAACCACGTCGACAACAGTCGGCACGGACGGGCAACTGTACACGTTGTATACGTGGACGGGTGCCGGAAGTTTTGTGCCCAACGCGACCTGTGCCGTGTACGTGTTGTGCGTTGGTGGTGGTGGTGGTGGATCGTCATCAGGCGGTGCGGGAGGCGGTGCAGGCGGTTATCAGGCGGTCACGCTACGCGTGACCAATGCAATCACGTACACCATCGCCATCGGCGGTGGTGGTACCGGATCACCCGCAGCCAACAATGCCACCTGCAATCGCGGTACATCCTCAACAATCAGCGCGACCAGCGATGCGGGCGTGTTCGCTGCGGGCGGCGGGGGTGGCCTCGATTACAACAATACCGCGTCAATGTATTACAGCGAGGCGACCACCGTGTTGATCGGAGGAGGTGGCTCCGGTGGCGGCGGAAGTCACGGCTCAACCACGCGATATGGTCGCGGAATCCTTGGCCAAGGCAATAACGGGGGCACGTCGAATACCACGACGCGATCTACCGGCGGTGGTGGTGGAGGCGCTGCCGCTGCCGGGGCGAATGGCACCGCCGCAGGCGCTGGCAATGGTGGCGCGGGCATCACCTGGAACGTGAACACGTCCGTTTATGCTGGTGGCGGTGGTGGTGGCTCGGCCTCTGGCGGAACACAGGGTGCAGGCGGATCAGGCGGCGGCGGTGCCGGAAATCAAACCGCGCAGGGCGTTGACGGTACCGCAAATACCGGCGGAGGGGGTGGCGGAAACATGGACGGCTCAAATCGAGGCGGAAACGGCGGTTCTGGCGTCGTCATCATTGCGATCCCGAGGTAACGATGGCACACTACGCTGAGATCGACGCAACGAACATCGTGCAGCGCGTCCTCGTGGTGTCGAACGACGTCACGCACGCGACGCCGGATGGCAGCGAGGATGAGGCGCTTGGCGCGACGTTCCTACACGACCTGCTCGGCGGGACGTGGGTGCAAACGTCGTACAACGGCACGCGACGCAAGCGATATGCCGGGATCGGCTACACCTACGACGCGGTGCGAGACGAGTTCGTGCCGCCTGGGTGGTCGCTGATCGACGGCGTGTGGACGCCACCACCCGACCCGGAGCCACTGCCGTGATCCGCGTCATGATCGGCGCGATCCTGATGTGGATCATCATCGCGATGATCGGGCACTCCATCGAGGCGAGCCGTGGCGACCATCGCTGAGACGTGGATCAAGGCGGGTGGGTCCCGGACGGGCCTGCACGAATTGATGCTCATCGCCAGACGCCATTGCACGAATGCACAGCGGTTTGCGACGCTGACGATGGCGGTGCAAGGATGCGGGTGCAGCCTGCACGCGTACGTGCGTTCGGAGCCGGGGCTGTACCGGCTGGCTCATGTCGAGCGCAACCGTGACGCGTACGTGTCAGCGGAATGGGACCTGTGGTCCAAGGAGGATGAGCGTGTTTCCCCAGATTGACGCGACCGAGCACAATCCGACGATGGGCGGATGGGGGTATCTCGACGACAATGGCGCGGGGTGCTTTCATCCAGGCATCGATTTCAACTCGGGCGCGGGCGGGAATGCCGACTGCGGTGCACCCGTGGTCGCGATCACCACTCAGACGCTCGTGGCGCACGTGGTGGACACGACTGGGTTCGGGTTGCACCAGTGGTGGCGACTCGACGTGGGACCGTACGCGGGATGCTACGCGCACTACTGCCACCTGAGCGATGCGCTGTTCGGCGATATCGGCACGACGGCGACGCGTGGTCAGGCGATTGCAGCCGTGGGGCGGTCCGGCGGCTGGGACTATTGCCACCTGCATTTCGAGGTCAGCCGCGAGCAGCCGCCACATTGGCGGTACTGGCCAAAGGGGCAGGCGCGCGAGGCGGTGGCGGCGCAATACTACGACCCGATAGCCGTCGCGCACGCCTACGATGCGTGGGCTAGGACGCACCAGGAGGATGACATGACACCGGAAATCAAGGCCATTGCTGACGCACTGGCGGAGACCGGCTATCCGGCGAGCGAGGTGCCGGACCTGATCCGCGCCGTCAAGGCGTGGTCCGCGAACAGCGCCAGCCTCGGGGCGTGGATCGAGGAGATCGGCGCGTTGAAGGCGCGCGTGGCCGAACTCGAAGCCGCAGCCGCGCCAGCCGAGGCACCGAGTGATAACGCCTGACGTGCCATCGTTCACGTTCCGCGAGGCGGTCGGCGGGATCATCGCCGTGCTCGTGATCGGGGCCATCTGTTGGTCAGCGCTGTACGACGGGAGCCAGTCGAGCCAGACCGCGCTCGTCGGTGCCGCGGGTGCCGTGACGGGCTGGTTGTTCCGCGGCTCCGGGCAGGCGCCGAATGGGAACGGGTACACCAACGGGTCGGGCGGTGGCGCAAGCACACCGGGTGCGTGATATGATCGGGTTGCCGAGACCCGGAGTTTAGGCATAGACGTCACCCTGTTGGTGCGTCACGCGCTGGTTTGGACATCAACCACCCGGATCAGCGCAAAACCGAATGCCCGTCCCACACGGCAACCCAACCCGTGGGACGGGCATCGGTGTACATGGAGCCTGTCGATGGTCCAGAACGCGCTGTGGGTCGCATTCAGGGGCGTGCTCGCGTGCATCAGCACGTTCCGGCGTCGTTGGCGACGGGTCATTGCGGCCACGACGATGGGGATCGCGATTGTCCGCGCGACGATCTGGGTCGCGAAGGCGGTTGCCAGCGCGGGGACCGTGGACACCGCGCTGAACCTGATCGGCCTCGGCGAATACGTGCGTCCGTTCGAGGATGCGGTTGACAACGTGCTTGCGACCGTGGTGAGCGTCATCGTGACTGTCACGCCGACTGGGTAACCGGCGTGATCCCCCCCTAGCGCCGGTTGCGCGCGTCCCCCGCCTGGTGCCCGTCGGTGCGAAACACCGGCGGGCACCGCTCGTTTACACGGTGGCGGTCTCTCCTGCCGCCGGTTCCCCTTCCAGTCCGGTCGCCCGCCCATCCGCTTCCCTTCCGCGGGTGGGCGGGTTTTTTGATTTCTGGAAATTCCCTCCAAAAACCCTTGACATGGCTATATCCACCTGCCATAATAAGGGTGTGGACGGGAACCGGCCACAACGGCGAAGGGAACGGGACAATGGAACGCAAGAAGCCAATCCTCTGGACGGACGAGCGCTACGCAGCCGCGCATACGAAGAAGCGCGTAGTGACGCACAAGGCGGTCTCATCCTACGCGACGCTTGAGCAGGATCGGGACACCGCCATTGCACTCGTGGCGGTGGCGATGGCAGACATTCCGAGCCGCACCAACGTCATGTACTCGCGGAAGATGGCGATCTACACGCGTCGTACGCGCGAACTGGCACTCACGGTCGGTCAGGCCAACTGGGCAGCCGCAGAGGCAGAGGCGAAGGTTCTTGCGGACGACTTGCGGGCTTACTGGGCGGGTATCAACGGCTAGCACAAAACCGGGCCGGGGAAACCCGGCCACATTTCTTGGAGGGGCGATGCAATGGCGAAGGCGAAACCACGGGAGACGGTGCAGGCGGAACTGCCACGTTTGCGGTACACGAGGCGGCTGATCGGTCGCAAGTTGGCGATCACGCGCTGGCCGGAGGATCGCGCGGTCGACCGCGTCGAGGCGGACGGGCACGTCCTCGAAGTCTGGCACCTGTCACGGCTGGATTGGTACGAGGTCAGGATCGACGGTTATCAGGCGCACGTGTCGGGACACCTGATCGACATGGCGCGTGCATGGCGTGACAACTGCCTGGAGTGGAAGTGATGACAACGACGAAACGCGAGACCGTCGCACCGCGGATGGACCCGACGCGGTATACCCACTCGTACCGCGTCGAGGCGGTACCGCAATACCGCGGGTTCGCGGTCAACAAGGGTCGGCGCGAGGTGCATTACCTCGGGCTGATCCGGTGGGACCAGGAGGATCGCGAGCAGCGGAACAGCGAGTGCAGGCAGATCGCAAGCCTGACCGAGTCAGACGGCGTCTACACGATCAGCGTCGTGGGGCCGCTCACGGTGCGTGATTGGTCAGCCGCGAAACTCGCCAAGGCGCGCGCGTTCAACGGCGAGTGGCGGGACGTGTGGAGCGGAGATGCCATCCTCGGCGTGACGCTGATGGAGGCGGTGACGCGGCTTCGTGCGTTGCGTGACGCGATGCAGGAGGATGCGGACGCGTACAGGAGGGGACAGTGACGATCCAATGGACAGTGCGCCGGTTCGGGGCGCACCCGGCAAACCAGGTCGGGAGGGAACACATGTTGGGTCTCGTCGAGGCTGACGACGTCGAGGCGGCGGAACGCGCGATCCTCGAAGCGCCCGGGGTGACGCTGTACCCGGGGCAGACGCTGTTTTTGCAACGCATCGACCCAACGCGCAAGGCGCCGAGGCGGCTGGAACGCGCGCTGAACGCAAATCGTCTGCGCGAGACGTTTCAGGACGGATACGACGCGTGGATCGTGTCGTGGGGACATTCGCGGTTCCGGGCACGCGACGTGGCGGAATTTATGCGCGAGCGTCGCGAGGCCGCAGCCGCTGCGAGGCAACGACGGGCCGACAACGATACGTGGTTGCACGGACACACCGCGTGGTTGTTGCGTCAGCGGGACACGGGGAAACTGATCTACGTGGTCGCCAGCGGCGTGTGGCGGACCCTGACGGACGACGGGCACGATTTTGCGCGCTGGTTGTGCGGACCGTACCGCGACGGTCAACGTCCGGACCTGAAGTGCCGTATGCCCGATGCGCACGGGGCAGGGTGGGCACCGCTCCGTGACCGGTCGTACGACGCGGTGGCGATTGCCAGGCGCGTCGGTGAGGATCGCGTCAAGGTCATCGTGCTCGGGCGCGGGGAGCGGTGGTACGACAACGACGCGGAACCCGCGTCCGAGGTCGTCAAGCGCCCGATCTTCGATTCGCTCGGTCGCCAGATTGCCAACGGGCGGATGTATTAGAGGAGTTTCGGGAAATGCCCGGAATTGGTGCCAAAAACCCTTGACATGGCTATAGCCACCTGCCATAATAAGGGTGTCGGCGGGAGACGCGGACACTGGCGAAGGGAACGGAACGATGCAGATGCGACGCGCATGCGGACACACCGAGCAGGTGTACGGCGGGAATTACGACTACAAGCGCGAGGGTGCCCGCGTTTGCAAGCAGTGCTGGATCGCGCAGCAGGCGACGACGGTGACCGCTGACGCGGTCGAGATGCCGGTGCTCAAGGGGTCGGACAAGCAGGTTTCGTGGGCACGCAAGATCCGGGCCGAGTACGTCAGCAAGTGGGAGGAGGTGGTCACACAGCGCGCTGGTGCATCGGATGCCAGCCAGGTCGAGCGGTTCCGCCGTGCGATTGCCACGATCCTCGCGCAGCGCACCGACGCGTCGTGGTGGATCGACAACCGCACCGTACCGGCGGGCCAGATGCTCGCGCCGGTGTTCGCATCAGCGTAAGGGACACGGGCCGGGGCGACCCGGCCACACATTCCGTGGTCTCGAACACTGGCAACGGTTGCAGTACGAGGCGATGGTAGAGGGCGTGAGATGAGGTACCTCAGTGTCTGTTCCGGCGTCGGCACCGACCACATTGCGTGGGAAGGCCTGGGTTGGGAATGTGTTGGGTTCGCGGAGATCGAACCGTTCGCATCCGCGGTCCTTGCACACCATTATCCGGGAGTACCCAATCATGGCGACTTCACGAAAATCCCTGCCGAAATTGGTCCAATCGACCTTCTCGTGGGCGGAACCCCCTGCCAGTCCTTCTCCGTCGCCGGACAGCGGCTCGGACTCGATGACCCCAGGGGAAATCTCACTCTTGAATTTGCGCGACTGGCTCGCCGCCTACGCGCTCGATGGATCGTCTGGGAGAACGTCCCTGGAGTCCTTAGCAGTGACGGAGGAAGGGATTTCGCTGCAATCCTCACGGCGTTTCGGGAATGCGGGTATAGCGTGTGCTACCGGGTGCTGGACGCTCAACACTACGGAGTACCCCAGCGACGCCGTCGCGTCTTCCTTGTCGGACATTTTGGAGACGACTGGCGACCATCTGCCGAAGTACTTCTTGAGCAGGCAGGCGTGCCTGGGAATACTCCGAAGGGCAGAGCGACGGGGCAAGAAGTTGCCGGAACGCTTGGCGGCGGCTCTGGAAGCCGTGGCTGGAACTCAGACCGAGACAGGACGACATTCGTCCCCGTCGAGGTTGATGCGGAAAGGGTGAATGGATGCCTGACAACCACATATGGAAGCAAGAACTACTCGAACCATGAGGTTATTCAGACGGCAGCACTTCCCTTGGCGGTCAAGACCGCACAGACTTCCTCTAATGGCATCGGTGTGGCCGAGGATGTGGCGTACACACTCGATGGGGCGCAGGGACAGGCGGTCGTGTTCACGGCGAAGGATTACGGTGCAGACGCCGGCCCACTATCGCCGACACTGCGTTCTGGCACGCACGATTCGTCTCATGCAAATGGTGGGGTGATGCCGGCGGTCGCGTTCACGGCATCCGAGCAATCCAACTCCTTCGCGTGCGAGAGACCACACTATCCGACCTTGACCGCGGGCGCTCCCACTGACTCGTCAAACATCCAGCATGGCGTGCGTATGGGCACGGTAGTCCGTCGCCTGACACCGAGGGAATGCGAACGCTTGCAAGGACTGCCGGACGACTGGACGCTGGTGCCGTACCGGGGCAAGCCTGCTGCTGATGCGCCGAGGTACAAGGCAATCGGCAACGGCATGGCGATGCCGGTAGTGCGGTGGATTGGTGAAAGGATCGCGATGGTCGAAGGAGGAAAGGCTGGATGACCGGCCAGACTGGCAACACCGTCGCACTGATCCGCAGAAGCAGTGATTCGAAGCCGGATGTGCAATGGATCGCCGTCGCACGGTATGACCGGGTCATGAAGCACCGCATGTTTCGGAAAGGGGGGAACAGTGGAGATCGAGATCACGTACACACCGGCGCTGATCGGCGTCGGTCCCGAGGTCGGCGATGATGTCAACGCATCCTGCGACGCATTCGAGGCGCAGGTGCACCGGGAAGTCACCGCGTCGTATCCGGACGCTGACGTGACGGTGACGCGCGATCACGGGCATTTGGCGGACCTGTCCGTCGTCACCCACGGTGTCGAGGATCGTCCAGGCGTGCTCACGGTGCGTCAGGCAGTCTGGTCGGACGTGTGGGACCTGATCAGTCCGTACGGGCGCTACCGTCGTCCGGTCCGCGGTGGCGTCGTCCAGCCGTCGGTTGCCGTGGCATCGGCCGAGCGCGGACCGTCAGGGTTCGCGATGCTCGTTGAGGACGTGTACGGCGACAGCATCATCGAGGTCGATGCGGACGAGGTACTCGCGGTGATGCGGTCGGGATTTGGCGTAGCGATTCGATGACTAACAACTTCACGCTTGGCATGTACGTTGATCGATTGCAAAGGCTGAACGCTGATGATCTCGCGTTTTACCCTCGCGCAACGTTAGATGCTGCAATTGAATCAGGTCATGTTTTGTTCGCTTACGAGAATGGGTCTCCGGCCGGTTACTTATGGTTCGGAGCCGTACATTCCGGTAGGGACATCGTCATCTATCAAGCGTGCATCGATTATGAAGCACGCCGAAGGCACCTTGGTGAAAGCATCGTGCGCGAGTTGATTGCAATAGCGCGTGTGGCTTGTGCCTCTGGAATACGTTTGAAATGTGCATCCAGTGCCGATAGCAACGCCTTCTGGTCTGCTATCGGCTTCTATTGCACGCGGGTGACGGCGGGTGGCGTAAAGCGTGGACGTGACATCAATCACTACAGGACCGACACGATGAGTCCTTTATTTGTGGTTGAATCCGTGGTTCCGTCCGTCAAGCCGATTGACATGCGTGCATACAACAAGATGAAGCGGGATGGAATCGAGATGCCATCGCGCTTCTCGCGCCATCATTACGGTGGATTATCAAACGATCTGATTGCGGAGAGAGGGGAATGAGATGAACGGAGATCTGATGGACGATGTGATCACCGAGGTCAGCGTGACCGGTGCGGTGACGACGGACGGGCGGCTGCGTTTCCGCAGTCCCCTCGACGTGGAGGCGTGGGCGCACGACCACCTGGTCGCACGGCTCGCGTGGGAGTTCCTCATCGATGGGGCGGACAACGGGGTACCGCGGGACACGGACGAGGCGCTCGAACGGGTGCAAACGAGGTATATCCCGGAGGCGGTCCGCCGGACGATGCGGGGCCGGTTGTCGGACGGCTTGTACCTGACGTGGGCGGTGTACGGACTGGACGACGGACGGCAGGTCGAGTTTCTGGAGCGTGCGTGGCACGAACTGCGACGGCTGATCGCACGCGGTGACCGCTGATGCCGGACTTTGCGCGTGCCACGGTATGGCGCGGTCAGGCGGACGATGTGCGCGTCTCCGGCGAGACGTTACGGCAGGTTCGCCTGTCGCAGGGGCTGTCCATGGAGCGGCTGGCGCGTCGTGCCGACGTGTCGTATGCCACGATTGTCCGCGCCGAGCGTGGGCGGGAGAACCGTGAGGCGGCGCTGAGAAGGGAGACGGTGGAACGGATCGCGCAGGCGCTCGGGGTGGTCCCGGCGCTCCTGATCAGGCGAGGAAAGGGGACACGAAATGGGCGGGATCATGAACATCCGGGGAAGGCCGTACGCGACGGTGGCGCACCGGGCGGCCCAGGCACACGGGGAGCACATCCGCCCGTCGGGGATCGCGTCGACGGTGACGCGGTACACGAGCCTCGGTGACTACCTAATCGTCGTGGTGACGGTGCAGTTCACGGACGGACGGACGTTCGAGGGTAGCAGCGAGATCACGCGTGGGTCCGGCGGTGGTGCGCAGGCGACGTCGCCGGTGGAGACGGCGGAGACCAGCGCGTACGGCAGGGCGCTTGCGATGGCGGGCTATTACGGGTCCGGCGACGGACTGGCGGGATACGAGGAGGTGACGGGCAGCGAGGCACGCGCGACGGTGCGTGCGGTGCAGCCACGGACGGTGACGACGGGTGTGAACGGTGCGGTGACGACCGCGACGACTGATGAGTTTTGAGGATTGATGATCATGAGCATGCAGAGACCACGACGGACGGCGGTACCCAGTTTCCAGCGATCAGCGTCGACCGGGGAGAAGGTCGACTACGAGATCGAGCGCCTGTGCGGGCACATCGAGGTGATCCAGATCTTTGCCGGATCGAACCCGGACACGAGCAAATGGGTGCAGGCACAGCGTGACAAGGATTGCCGTGAGTGCTATCAGGCGAAGATGGTCGAGGCGGATCAGGCGAGCGTCGACGCAGGCAAGCGCGTCGCACTGGAAGGCGGGCCGAAGCAGGTGCCGTGGGCGCAGTCGGTGCGCCAAGGACGGGCGAGCGAGATGCGGACGTGGCTCGAAAGCGTCACGGCTGTCGGTGCGGGAGCCGTCAAGGCGGGGCGGTTGTCGAAGGCGGACTATGACGCGGGCATCGCGGACGTCCGCGCGGGATTCACGGATCTCATGATGGGCGTCGAGTTCTCGGACGACGACTACGATCACAGCGGCTACGCGAAGTGGTGGATCGACACGCGCAAGGATGCGCTCGACACGATCATCGCACGGCTGTTGCCGGACCGTGACATCCTCGGAACCGGCGTGTTCACCCGCCTGTCTGCGGATGGGTGGACACCGGCGGAGGATGCGACGCTGCTCCCCGTCGAGGTTGAACTCGAACCGGAACCCGAGCCGGTGCAGCGGACCGCGACGCCGTTGCCTGGCACCGCGCCGGAACCGTTCAACCCGCACGCTCGCGGGCGTGGCCGGGGACCCGTGAAGGTGGTCTCCGGTCCGGCTGCTGCCACGTGGCAACGGGAGGCGGATGACCTCGACTTGGAGGACGCACCGTTCTGAGCGGGGCGGTGGTATTCTGATCAACCCAACGATGGGCGGGACTGTTCCCGCCCATCATCATTGAACGGAGGGCACGGATGACATTCCGAACCTACAAAGAGATCGAGGGCGGTGGCCTGTCCCGGCCACAG